CTAACCATGCCGTCCTATTCAGGCTGCCAAAATACCAGATCTCATCTCCATAGTTGTAGATAACGTATTTGTCATTTTCTGTGGATGATGCAGACGGATAAAACCAGAATATCTCGCTAAACTCTGAATTGATACCAGAGGTGACCTTGTCGGACTCAGTCTTGTTGAAATCACCAAACACCTTCTGCCTTACACTGCATGGAAGCTGTTGTGTTCGGCCAGCATAGACATAGAAGTTATCCATTCCCATCCAATAGACAACGTCCTCTGTTGCAACTGCCGCATTAGGACCCATGATCGTGATGTTTGAGGCAAGCTGCGACAAACCAAAGGTGAAAGGTGGCCCGATGAACCGCATGGAGAACAGGGCCGTATCGGTCCAAACGAGAATCTCACGCTTTGTTTCAACCGCCTGCACAAAAGTGGAGCCTGATCCAAGCCTCAAGTCTCCAGCAGTGTTCGTAGATGTTGGGAAAAAATCTATGGGGTTTTCTTGACTAGAGAACCGTATCAGCAGTGGGTCTTGTATACCATCTCCCTGCGTGGCGCTGGAACTACCGCCTAATCCATCTGCGCCGAATACAATAACATGCCTGTCTTGATCTGAGACAAGAACCTGCTTTGCTATCTGCGGGACACTCGTCTTTGTTCCAGTGCGTGTTGACAGTTCGATGGCACGAGTAGAAAGATTGTTTGTGCGATCCCAATAGAAGATGTTGCTGTCTCGTGCGTTGATCAGCAAGTCTTCGCCAAAGTTGTCATGCGACCACAGGCGAATCTGTGTCGTGGTTGTCAGACCGCCAGATGCCGCATCACCCCAACCAAAGTAATCATTTGCTGCACTTGCATTGCCAGATATCAGCGTCACAGTAGCGCCGTCTGCATGTGTCGATGCTTCTGTGCCAGACTGCGCCCGTGTCACTGTCAGGTCATTGGTCGATACGTTGGTGACTTTCAGTATTTCGTTGTCAATCAGGATCAGATCGTTGTTGGCTATGCCTGTACCACTGGTAACCGTAAGTGTTGTATCAGAGTCAGAGAACGTGCCGCCCTCGTTGATCGTGGTTTCAAGTGCGCCTGCCGCTACACCACCGTACAAACCCGCACCCCAGCCTGTGCCACCGACAGTCGAGTCCAGACCGACATTGATCTGATATGTACCAACGGTGCTTGATCCACCATTACCTGTGTCGGACGAGTTGGCCGCGACACTGGCAGTGATGGTGTAACTGTTCGCGTTGACGATGCTGACGATCTGATATTCTATGTTCAAAACTGCGGCAGTGATGTTGCCGCCCAATGATGCCGCGCCAGAAAATGTGACGAAATCATTTTCTACTGCGCTATGTCCCGCTTCTGTAACGGTGATCGTTGTGCTGCCATTTGTGGCTGCAAAAGTTACATCGCCAGACCCCGTGGTCAAACGTATAGGCGTAATGTCGTTAAACGATCCGCCCTCTTCGATGTAGTATTTCAGATGTGTGCCGACGCCAAGGTAGTTCGACCCGTCGAGTGCGATCCAGTTATGCAGCGCACGAGCAGAACCTAGATAGGTGGACGAGCTAAACTTTTCCCAGCCGCCCAGCTTTTCCGGGTATCCAAACCGAAATCGTATCTTGTCACAGTCACGCCAGCCACCTTCGTTAGAATAAGACGTGACCTCTTGGTTTATGCCGGGACGGAATTGTAGCTTCGTTAATGGCATGTCTGTCTCTAAGCCCCCGGTGTGCCGGGTGCGTTAAAAATATTCATGTTGATCGTACCAGAGGCGGGAACATTTGTATTGAATGTGCCGGTTACCGCTGGGTGCGACCACGACCAAGAATTAGATGACTGATTGTCTGCGGTTTTGACTTCGCCATTTGTGAAACTACTGTCGTCCCCCCACGGCGAAGATGTCAGGTTGAGCGTCTGCCCCGTGTTGTTTGTGAGCGTCATGTCATAAACCCGTGTCAGTCTAGGATAACTAAAAACAGGATTTGCATTTCCTGACCCCGACATAGTCAAAGAGTCACCATCATTTACAGTTGCCGTAACCGTCGAACCAACCGTAGCCAGTATCTGACTACCACCACGAAACAAAGTAGCTTGTCCTTCACCCGCGTTGTTATTGGTTAAAGATATTGTGACGGTTGATCCCCCGGCAGATCCGGTGTCAATCGTAAAGCTCACATTGCCAGCACCGGTGATTGTGCTGCTTGTACTGTCGTTTGAAACTACCGCTGCAACGCTTCCGCTTGTTGCACTCGTGGTTCCGCTGTCAGAATTGGATGCCACTACAGTTGCCGTGGAAGGAACCTCTGATCCACCGCGATAATACTCCGACATGGATATAGGATTCGATCCGCCGTAGAAGGTCTGAACTTCAGAAAGCGAGATCGCGTTTCCTGCGCCACCATCAACACCCATTTATACCTCCTATATGCTACCGAAGGCTGTCACGTCGCCTGTGACCTTGAGGTTGCCACTGGTATCTAGCTCCATCTTGGCAGTGCCTGCATATGAAATGACAAGTTTGTTCGACGAGACAGAGAACACCCAGTCGTTAGAGCTATTGTCTAGCGTGAACGTATCACCTTGTACCGTGCCGGTAACATCAACACCCGCTGATGTGGTCTCAATCTTTTTGCTGTTGTCATGGTACAGTTCAACTGCACCATCTGTTGCAAATACTGCCTTGCTCTCTGAGCCAGCAGCGTTTTGTATATTGAGGTTCGTATCGGTGCGGATATGGAGATCACCAGTCCCGGCATCAGTGATAAATGATCCAGAACCGTTATGCTGTATTTGAAGATCCTGACCGGCACCAAGAGATAGCAAGTCACTATCTCCAAATTGAATGTTGTTGCCGTTTGTATCAAGGTTGCCACCAAGCTGCGGCGAAGTATCAGATACAATATCTGGTATGAAACTGGCTTTCTGCACCTGTGCGCCAGAACCTGCGCCATCTGCAAATATCCAAGCTGTCTCACCATTGATGATTGACGCATTGCCGCCAGAGCCTTGTGTAAAGGTGGCCGTCTGACCAGAGCCGTTCTTAACCAAATACACCTTGTCTTGATCATTCGGGCTGATGGTAATCGTGTTGGTGCCGGATGGAGAGCCAGCAAGAAGCAGAACCTTGTGACCTCCGTCAGACAACGTACCGTCCGTGGTAGAAAGTGTAGTCGTTGTACCCGACAGAGACAGAGACAGAACACCGTTGATGGCACGATCAATGATGTCGAAGTTGTTGTTGGTCGTCGTACCCCAAGTACCCGCCTGTTCACCGGATCCGGGTTTCTCAATGCCTATATTAGCTGTGTATGAAGATGCCATTTAGTTCACCACTTCTGTCCATGTTTCTGCCGTGCTGCCAGCATTGATCTCGGTCCAAGTATCACCTGTATGGGTGATCTCTGTCCACGTCTCGGCAGTCTCCCCGGCGTTAACTTCCACGAACTTAATATCACCGCTTGTGGATTGTACCACCAAGAACTCAATATCAGAAGACCCACTAGCAATTCGTGTGGCAGCGGTGCTTTGCGTCAGGTTGCTGCTTAATGTGCCAGTGGTTGCAAGTCTTATTCGTGTGCCTGCCGATGTTTGTGTCAGGTTGGCACTAAGGTTACCCGGCACACCCACCATGATACCGCTTGCCACTGATGCCTGACTGCCTATGCCCGTCATCTCTGAAGAGCCGGAAGCTATGTGTATGCCCGTCGCCGTCTGTGTGGCGTTAGAAGAGAGCGAACTTACGCCGGTCCTTACAATGCCTTGCGTGGCAGCAAAAGGCTCTTGTGCAAAGGCGGCAGTCGCAAACATCAGTCAGCGTCCTTGATGGTCAACTCACCGGCTGCGACCTGTTTCTGAATTTCGATCCATTCGGAGTTGTTTTCATCGACTGGAATAACCGTTTTTACGTCCCCTCTAGTGACAACTACATGCTGCGCCGTGCCGCCTGACTTAGTTTCAAAATTACAATATTGATACATTTATAACTCCGACGAAAAACCGATTGAGCCACTGCCATTAGGCAGCACACCATACATTTTTTCACCACTCAGACCACTGCTTACCTGCATGACAAGTGTTGTCATTGACGGGCCACTTTCGGATATGCCAATGCTAGTGAAAGCTGTTACAGCACCCCCCAACCAATAACCTATGTTTCCGCTTGAACCAGCGGTGACATCTATTGATGTGGGGTTTGACCGCATCTCTACGGGAAAAGGCACTGCTAGATACATGGCTGTTGTATTTGCCGCCATCGCATAGCCAAAAAAGTTGTTTGCTGATGAGGATTTAAGTTTGTAATAATACCTCTGACATTTCTGCAACGTGGTTCCGGCGTCTTCATGCTCAAACGACGTGACCTGTTCTCCGACTTCAAACTGTATGCCGCTGATGTACCATTCGTTATCTGTACTATCTGCTAGGTTGACAGTCAGCCCCGCGCCTCTGTCGGTGTTTGATTTTGCTTCCCATCCTGTTGGAACAGCGCCAGACGAATTGTCTGTACCGGCCACCAAAGCCCACATGATGGAAAGGCTATCGCCGTTATCATCGGTAAGTGCGCCGCTAGTGTCGCCAGCGAAAGTGATTTTTTTATGCTCAAAAGTATTCGCAGAAGAAATTGTATATGTTGAGCCAATGATGCGGGTGTTGTCATTGTCCTCAAGATTGACTTGATAAGTACCAGTCTTGTTAGACCTGACAAAAAATGACAGCGTGGTGCTTACCGCATTGCTGGTTCCCTTTTTTAATTGTTGAAGATTCTGGCCCTCAAGCTTTGTTTGCACAAAAAGACGGCTATCGGATGCCAGCGTCCCTTTTGCTGTCGTGCAGTCAAGCTTGTAGGAGTTGGCAAAACCTTCCGGCGCAGTGGATGACTGCGAAATGGACCAAGTTCCGGCATCAGTATACAGAAGCTGGAACCGGTCAGGTCCATAGTAACCTGTAGCAGTGACGCCAGTGCTGTCTCCGCGTTGATTTACAGATGTTGAACCATTGACCACCATATTTCTGTCTGACAACGCCGACTGAGAACCAATCAGTGCGGCAAGTTCTGCTGCCTTGCTCATGCGAGGTCTCCTATAGCAATGCCAGTTAAAATATCTGCATCGATTGCGCTGGTGCTTTCATTTGCTCTAGCGGTCAGATAAAAAGACGTAGTTACTTGCACACTATTTGCACCCAAATCTGGGCCAAGAACATCGCCTGATAGGCCCGCACCCGCAGTTACTGCGTAGTCTGCGGCATTGAAGGCATTGGAAAAATTAGACCTGCCAATACCCGTCCCTATATCTGTCAGGCTACTCACATTGTAGCTACCAATTATTGATGCTGTACCGACCAACTCTACCCTAGACCACGCTTTAGCCGTGCCGTTAAACACAACCGACGTAGCCACGCTGTTGTTCCCGCTGGCATCCCTCAAGGTGTTTACTCGCAGTTCACTAGCCATTACGTTTCACCTAGTTTTGTAAAATAAACCGCAGTCAGATTTGTGCCTGACTCAACTTCTAGGCTTCCAGAAAAACTGCTGACATTGAACATCACATTATGGGTGGATGTGTTGGTCACATCAAATGTCGTTTTCAAAAACATTTGGACTTTACCGCCACCCGTCTCTGACTTGCCTTGCGCCGAAGACGAATAAGAAGAATTGTCCGTGGTCACTTTGATGTCTGCTTGAACCGTTGCATCACTGCCGCTTGACGACATGCAGACACTAAATTCAATCATGTATATGCCAGTGCTTGGAAACGTGAACACACCGGATGATTCGGTCATTCCAGTGCCGATAAAGCCGGGACTGTCTGTGTTCATTCTCGCCCAACCACTAGTGATGTCACCGGAATTGCTGTGTGCGCTTTCCAAGTTAATTACATCAACCATCGGGACAAAAGGAAAGCCAGCCCCGGCAGTAGTCTGGATTGTATCAACTTTGAGTATGCTTGCCATTACGCGAGGTCTCCAAACGCTGCGCCATTACATTCTCTATCTACGGCGCTACCACCATTATCGTGAGCGCGAATACTTAGGACAGTGGTGGTTGTAGAAGAACCAGCGTAACGTCCATATGACTCGCCACCACCTGTGACAAGAGCCAACCCAGAGTCATCCATCTGATTAGAAAAAGCACTGGTCACAGTGATATCATAATCCCCTGTACCATCATCTGTTGTGCTAGAAACATTCAAACTTTGTCGAATGGCAGCATCTGAGCCGCTAATGCCGTACTGCATTTTTGCTGCAACTTGCTTTGTCAGCGCAACCGGACCACTACCCGCCTTATCCGCAATCGTGTCTACATTCAGAACGCTAGTCATACGATGCTCCAGTATCCGTTAACAGTGACGGTGGCATTCTGCGTAATCGGTCCTGCCGACACACCGTTCTCGTCGCTGTCAATCGTGATGTCTGCGCTGATCGTCTGACCGTTCAAGCGGATGATGCTGTTGTTGCCCTTGAAGGGATATCGGGTGTCAGAATCCGTCTTGGTGTAGCTGTTGTTAACAGCGAACACATCGTAGACCACCATCTCCACGACATCGTTCAGTGACGCCGCCGTGACCAGCACAACAGTCGTACCCGTTGTGGCTGTGTAGTCTGTACCGGGCTTTAGCAGCACACCGTTCTGGTAAACATCCATGTATAGGCTGTCAGAGTATGACAGCACCAACGAGTCAGAGTCAGATCCGCTGAAGCTCGTTTGCCCCGCCGTGGCTTGATACACGAAGCGGTTGCGAACACCAAACTCTGGGGATTTACCTATGTATGGCATTATGCGAGGTCTCCCAGCAACGAAAGGTTATTACGAGTGCTATCTTGTGCAGAGTTATTCTCAGCATAAAAGACTTCGATGCGACTTGCGTTTGTGTCAGAAGCAGCATTTCTTACATCAAGTGCCTGTCCGACATGACTGCTGACCACTGTGGCATTGAAGTGACAAACATAATTTGTAGAACCCATAGCATTCGTAAGATTCATGTCAAAAAACCCAGTGGAACTATCCGTCATAGAACTGTTATTCAAGCTATCGTAAACCTGTGGGCTAGATTGATTCCACAAGACCCATGACTTCGCCAACCCCTGCTGCAAGGATGTCGTGGCACTACCTTCACCAGTAACAGTGTTACCGGCACCGATACCTGCGCCTATTACTTGTGTCAGTGGCACGACTTACCTCCTTATGCGTAGGGCGAGTCGCCCAGCACAGACGTATCCCAAGCTGCCTTCAGCTTTGCAATCGTGTCTGCGTTAGTAATTGCAGATGCGGCAGGTGCATCACGCAGTGCCTTCTTCTTGTTTACAGAAGCAGTCTTGGCAGATGCGTCATCAGCTTCGTCCGCTTTCATATATGCGACATCCTCTGCCTCAAGCAACGGCGCACGAACTTCGCGAATCTTGTCCTTGAAGATCTCTTTGGCCTTTGTCATGTCCTCGGAGATGACTTTGCCAGAAAGTGACCATGCACCACGGAAGTGACGGTCAGATGGAACGGTAGCGGTTGACGCATCAATCGAGTTACCGTTCTTATCTACGATATATGTTGTTGCCATCAGGTTGCTCCTTATGCGGCTACAGTTTCATCAGTGGCTAGATCTTCACTAATCTTCCAAGCATTGCGCCACTCACGAGTCGCTGGAAGCTGTTCCTTTCGACAGATTAACATCTTGGGCTTGTTGCCGCTATCATAGTCACGCCACACGGATTGCGGCACGTCTTTCATGATCAGATACTCAATAGCCTGCTCTTCGGTCATTGCATCGACAGGCTTGGTGTTGTGCAACAGGTAACCACGAGTGTGCTTGGTGAAGCCCTCTTCAGCCTCGTCCTTGGCAAGCTCCCAATACACCTCTACCGGCGGCAGGATGCCACCCTGTAGCGCACAAGCCATCCAGT